AAACAATATCAGTTTGAACATACTCAATATCAGGTGTTGCTGTTGGCCCATAACCAACAGCATTTTGACTACCTTTTTCACCGATGACAATGCGAACATTAAATGTAAAATCTTTGATGAAATTGGTATAGATAAATACAGGGTATTTACCTACCCAATCCCATGACATGCGTGTTCTACCCATGATTAAACCTCCTTACCAGCAATAGCGCATGCCATTGGAATATGAGCAGTTAGTTTTCTGGCTGCTACCGCTATCAAAGTTATTTACAGCTTCATCCCATTGTGCCCGATTATATTGATATTCTGAATATTCTCTGGGCGTCATGTTTTCAATCTGAGCTTGCGTTGGGAACATTTGCCCACAGCCGGACAATAAGATAGTGATTAAGACAGTGATGATAAGCTTTTTCATGTTGTTTCCTTCTGCTCCCCAAAGGGAGCGATAGAGTTATGCTGCTTGATGAGCCCAGCGCTCAGCAGTCCTGCGATCGGGAGCACCAAAGGAATACATAGAGACGATGTTCTCCTCGTGAATACGAGCTTCATACTGCTCATCACTCTCACGCATGGAAAGGTCTCTGACCATTTCAGCAAGGTCATCGATGCTAATGAGATCCAGGTTTTCATTCCGAGGACGACAGCCATAAAAGGCTTTGTGCTCGTTGTGATACGCCTCGATCAGCTCGTATCGTTGTTGCTCGAGAGTTAAACCTTCTGCGATAGCCAGTTCCTGGAACGTTTTATAAATCACTAGATTCTCCTTTAGTAAATTGATATGGAAGAACCCACCGATGCTCTGGTGGGCCTTCTGACTTCTATTAGTTTGAATGCGGGTTGCGAGGATTCTGCCACTTTGGATTTAACCAGAGCCTCCAGAGTTGAGGCGTGGGTGCGAATGATTGACATAATTGCCCTGATTTAAGAAGGATTGTAAAGCTGGCGATTAGTAATCTTTTTCTGCTACGAGACTACCTCTATACTTTTTGAATCTATTCAGTTCATCAACAGAGTTGATAACTGCTTTATGCTGACAATGTCTGCAGCCATACCAGGTAAGCTCTTGTTTAATTAAACAGGCAAATTTGTACATGTTGGGGTGTTGAAAGGGAAGATCAGGACAGCAGTGATCATATGGCTTGCAGCTGCTGATAGGAGAAGCATGTTCTTGTTGAGAGTTAGTAAGATAACCCTTTTGGAATTGTATTTTAGTCTTTTCATAAATGTGCTGCATACTTTCAAATACCATCATGATTCTATCCTTTCTGTAGTATTGAATATTAACCTTCAGGGTTACAGGAGCTGCAGGTCGCTTACGCTTCCCTTGCTCCTTCACCCTTCGGTTGATTATTTCTCAGCTTTAGGCTCAGCCCAGTAGCTCAGAAGACCAACGATCTTCTTTAAGCTAACTCGTACTTTGGTATCACCGCAAATACCAGAGTAGATGTTAAGGGAAGTATGTTTCTTGAGGTAGTAAGTTCCCTTGGGAGTGATGAGTTTGACGCTGTTAGCGTCACCCATAGTGATGGAGAAGTAGCTGTTGTCATCAGTGAATTCAACAACATCTTTAAGAAATTTAACTCTTTCTCCGAGTACGTTAATACCAGTAAGTTTAACTTTATGTTCAATTTTCATAACTATCTCCTTAGTTAGAGTATTAAAGTAAAGTGGGCATAGACATGGCTACCCCACTACGGTTGTTGATAGTACTTACAGACCCAACGTAATCTGTAGATACCCGGAGACCAGTCCGGTAGTTTTTACAGTCGAAATTAAACAAGCTACAGTGATAAGTACCAGTAGTGAGCTGTAGCAGTTACCTCAATTACCATTGATGTAAGAAGGGTCTTGTCTTTAAGATTCTATCTGAAGGTGTGATTGTGTAGTTGTGTGGTAAGTGTGGGCTTAAAGCTAATACCTGACCCCGAAGGGCCAGGCATAGGATGTTACTTGGTAGCTGTAATGTTAAGTTCAGCGAGTAAGCGAGTTTGCTGCTGACGGAGCATCAGAGTAGCGATCTCATCGATTCCATCGACCGTTCGCTCTACAGCTTCGACCGTTTTACGTACTGTACGAGCAGCGCTGTTTGCTGCTTGATACAGCTCGGATGCGAACTCTGGTAACAGAGTCGTCTTGACCAGCTTGCTGCTGGTAGTTGCGGCTTTATCAGCCATGATGATACCTCCTGATCAGGGATGGGAGTATAATTACTCCATGGATGTAGGAAGGGTTGTGCCCAGAGAGTGAACAATAAAAAACGTAGGGCGAAGTTATTTACCACCCGGGGGGTGGTTTTCGAATTTGACTCTATATATATAGAGTACTGAACCTATACCCAACTATTTAGTTTTCACCCATGTTTTGGAATCGACTCCTATTATTTTTATAGTAAGGGCCCATTATTTAATATAAGTATGTAATATTATTATAATAGTAAAGTTCGGGCCCCAGTATTTCGTCGTCTATCTTTACAGTATCTCCGGTTTGTATAGGAGAAGCGAGCCGTAGGTAACGGAGTGAGCGAAGCGATCGATAGTTACCGGATGGTGAAGCTTCGACTTATAGGTTGATTATTAGAGAATTATTACACTCCTTTTTTGGGCTATTTTACGCTATATATATAATATAGGGGTAATCCAATTTCCGGATTCGGTAATGATAACGGATAGTTACAAATATGCTTCTTGTACTCACAATACAAGTAAAAATTTCTCTCTTGTAATACTGTTACAAGTGGCCTATAGTCCGATCAGTTGTTTCGTTGTAGGAATACTACAAGAACTGTTCTTTTAAGAGTTAAAAATAAATAGATAAATAAAGGTGCCGGCGGGAGGCTGGGATGGTAAAGCATTGAGAGTAAAATCTCTGCCTTGAATAAAAAAGGACCAGCCGGTGAGAGCTGGTCCTTTGAGGAGAGGTCTCAAGACCAACTTACCAGGAGGGTGCAAATTGATCGAGACAGGAGAGTTATAACATGGGAATACTGGATTCACAAGAAAAAGTTATTTATGATAGTAAGACCTCGGAAGTAATAGTAAGGAAAAAGAGTAGTCATAAGTTACGGGCTCCATTTGCTGCTGTTGCTCCTTTTACCAATATAAAGCGGAGGAATAAATCTATGAATGTAGATGTGTTTGATTTATTGGATCTACTGGAGAAAGTTAGTAAGGGCGCTTTCAGTGTATTTAATAATTTAAAGTTTAATAGATCCGAGGATAATAATATTTCAAAATATACTCCGGAAGAGTTAATGAATAAAACGGAGAAGGAAAGTTTGAGCAGGAGACTCAAAGAGCTTAAAGATGTTGGTTTAATTCGTAGAGTTAGAAAACATATTCCTTATATAAATAACCATTCTTTTACTTTCGATGATCCCCGTAATACTTATATAATTAACCCCGAAATACTCAGGTGCACCAATCATGATGAGGCCGAGCATCTGTGGAACCACTGTGGGAATTAGCCCATAATTTTTAAAGGAGAGAATATGCAAAATTATCTTGGAGTGAAATTTATTCAAGCTGAGCCGGTGACCCTTGGTGAGTACAATATCATAAGAGCCTGGGAGATCCCTGCAAATGAGGATCCCACCCGGAAGGGTTACATGGTCGTTTATCCTGATGGGTATATTTCCTGGACCCCCAAGGAAATCTTTGAGGCATCGCATAGGATCGATACAGGCTTGACCTTTGGTTTCGCCACTGAAGCAGCTAGATGTGGTAGGAAAATTGCCCGGGCAGGCTGGAATGGCAAGAATATGTTTGTGGTTTATATGGAGCCACTTTCATTGCCGCCGTACAATACGACCGACACTGCCAGGAAGGTAAATGACCGGACAGCAAAATTCATTGGAGAGGATACACCGTTGAATAGCCTTGGTTATTTTGCTATGTTTACCGCTACCGGTGATTGGCAACCTGGTTGGTTGGCATCTCAGAGTGATATGTTGGCAGAAGACTGGGTAGTTTTACCTTAATTTAAGGAGTGTACAATGGCTTACGATACACCGATCACGATCGACGAGTTCAAAGAAGCAATGCCGGCTCACATGAAGAAAAATGTTAACCCGGATTTGCTTACCAAAATAAATGGTGCACTGATGGATCCGGAGATCCTGGCTGTATATCGTGAGAATGTTATTGGTTTAACGAGTGTTATGCGTGAGGGTAGGTTTAAGATGGATGCCTACCTGAACGCAGTTAAATTTATCAGTCATAAATTACTGGGGGATAATCACATTACCGCCTGGGCTAAAACTTTTCCAGACAGATATAATGCATTGGTTAAAAAGCAATATGATCGTAGTTCGATCGCTGCAGTATGCTCGAGGTACGCCGGCACAAAACTGGTTATTTTATTAATGGGTCAAACAATGATGCCAACCCATATTGTGAATGCTCCTCTTTACCAGGAGGCGTTAAATAATTTGGCTACATTGATGACCGGGGCAAAGAGTGAAATGGTCCGGTGTAATGCAGCTTCAAAATTGGTTGAGACTCTGAAGCCTCCTGAAGCGCAGAAGATTGAATTGGATATTGGCCTGAAGGAAGACGATACGATAAAAGCATTGCGGGAAACTACTGCCATGCTGGTGAAGCAGCAATTGGATATGTTGGATAGTGGTGTGGTCACAGTTAAAAATATTGCTGAAAGTAGATTGATAAACCCAACTACCAATATTGAAGAGGGTGTCGTAAATGGCTAGTTTATATGACAAGAAGACGGTCGTTGAGTGGTTGAATGAAGTCGACTACGGTGAAGATTTTTTTTACAGCCCGGATGCATTTGCTCTGGAATTCATCAATTTTATTAAAATGGTTAATGGAGATGAGGGTGAAGAGCATGAAACGCCCGTAACCCACCTTCGCATGTTGGATAATGTCCCAGGTCCTGATCAAAAAATTATCAATATGTGCTCCCGTGGATTGGCAAAAACTACCATCATGGGGGAGTATTTATTTCTTTATATAGCTGTTTATGGTGAAATTCCTGGGTTTGGGAGTGTGAACCTGGCACTGTATGTTTCAGATAGTATTGAGAATGGTGTAAAAAATATGCGGAAAAATCTGGAGTTCCGCTGGGAAAATAGTGAATTTTTACAGCAATATATTCCAAGTATTCGTTTTACTGACATTCGTTGGGAATTTACAAATATCGATGGGAAGAAATTTATTGTTAAAGGCTATGGTGCTAAAACTGGTGTTCGTGGAGCAAAAGAGATGGGTGTGCGCCCTCAGCTGGCGGTACTTGATGATTTAATCTCTGATGAAGACGCCAGGTCGGAAACCGTTATTAAGTCAATTGAAGCTACCGTTAATAAAGCAGTCAACTTTGCCCTTCACCCAACCAGATCCAAAACTATTTGGTCTGGGACCCCATTTAATGCCCGGGATCCCTTATATAAAGCTGTGGAGTCTGGGGCCTGGAAAGTAAATGTTTTTCCTGTCTGCAACCAATTCCCGTGCACTGAAGCAGATTTTCGTGGTGCCTGGGAAAGTCGGTTCCCATATAGCTATGTGAAAAACCAATATGAGTTTTCTTTGGCTCAGGGAAAAATTTCTGACTTTAACCAGGAGCTGATGCTCCGAATCATGAGTGAAGAAGACCGGTTGATTGCCGATAGTGAGATCCTTTGGTATGACCGGTCTAAATTGCTACAGAATAAATCCAAATTCAATTATTATATTACCACTGACTTTGCAACCAGCGAGAAGCAGTCTGCTGACTTTTCAGTTATTGCCGTTTGGGCCATCAACAGCAAAGGATTTTTATTCTTGGTCGACGGCATCTGTAAACGACAGACTATGGACAAAAATATTAATGATTTGTTTCGCTTGGCTCAGATCTACAGTCCTCAGCAGGTGGGAATTGAGGTCAGTGGTCAGCAGGGAGGTTTCATTCCTTGGATCCAGGGACAGATGCTGGACAGGAATTCTTATTTCAATTTGGCTACCGATCGAAATTCAAATGAACCAGGCATTCGCCCAAATACAAATAAAATGGTAAGATTCAATATCGTTGTTCCTTGGTTCAAGTCACACACAATGTTCTTTCCAACAGAGCTTAAAGATACTCCATTTATAAGAGAGTTCATTTCAGAGCTGTCTTTAGTATCAGTCCAGGGGTTTAAATCAAAGAATGATGATTGTTTAGATGTAACTTCTATGTTGTCGTCTTTAACTATGTGGAGACCATCTGAAGTTACTAAGATGACCCAAAGAAAAGATGATATGTGGGAAATTAAGGAAGAAAATCTTGACGGTAATGCATTAAGCTCGTATGTTGTATAGAATTCTGAACTAAACTCATAATACAGAGGCTTCCTATGGTTATTCTAAAGGACTTGTTTAATCTCTTGGCTACAGGAGAATTCTCCGGCATAGCATTAAGTCATGCAAGTACCGGAGGTTTAAATGAGAAAGAATACGAAAAAGTAATTAATCACATAAATCTTGGAATACTTGAAATTTACAAACGCTTTAAGCTTTTAGAAAATGCAGTTACCATTCACACAGATCCATCCGTTACAAGATATTACCTCCGTCCTGATCGCCTGGCCATTTTAGAAGATATTGATACAACAACATATATTGTACAGCCTGAAGATACTGAAGGCGTATTGAATATCATTGAAGTGAATGCAGTATGTGACAGTACTGGTGAAGAGCTTATATTAAATAACCGTTTCCTTACTCCATCAATCTCACAGATAGCATCTGACACATTGGAGATTATTGGACTGGAAGCTGCTGAAATTTTTACTGTGTTTTACCAGTCATTCCCCACTAAAATTGTTATTGCTTCTGATTTCGACCCCGCCGAATATATTTTGTACATCCCCGAAACAATTGTTGAACCTCTTATGTATTATGTAGCCGCCCGAGTTTACAAACCGATCGGCAAAAATGACTCAACGGCGAATGCTGATAAGAGCGCTGGATACCAACAAGATTATGAATTGGCATGCACTAAATTAAGTATGTATGGATTAGAAATACAAGATGACAATAAGGATAATACATTCGAAGACAAGGGATGGGCATAAATTATGACACCTTCAAAACTTGATATCAAAATTTGGCGAGGAACGACCTATGAATTGGAATTGATCAGCCAGGTCAAAAATTATATTTATGACCCTGATATTAATAATGACCCACTTGATCTGCAGCGAACGCACAAAGAAAATATTGATTATTATGGTTTTGTTTATGAATATATTGATTTTATCGCCATTTACTCAGCGGCAGAATTGATAATCCGCAAACCATGGATCAGGAGCGGTGCTGAGGCAACCACACCTTTAATGACCCTATCCCTTGCTAATGGTGATATTGAACTTACCGATCAGAGTGTGAAAATTGGGATCGATCCAGATGAAACTAAAATCATTGAATTTGACGCCGGCACATTTGAACTTTTATTAACCACCAGTGGGGGAAAAGTTGATTCTTTAATTTTTGGTGACGTTGAGGTTCTTGGAAAGGTTCAATCAATCTGATGGGCTCACCGGAGATCAGCATTTTTATAGCCGAGGAACCAGTTGTCGGCTTATTATCTTTGGATAACAATCCACTTATTTATGCTGTGGAAAATTCTGGTTCTCCGGCAATACATCTTCAGGAAACTGTAGGTAGTCTGCCTTTTGCTTTACCAGAAAATAACATTTCTATCCCGAAGCAAAATAGTCAAAACAGTGGTGGTCCAGGTATTGTTATTCTTCCATTGGATGGTGGAGGTCGTGGGCCGGTCATCAATAATGGGGAGACTATTACAACTGGTTTGCTACTTCAATTATTGGCAGACAGTTTAGCAGAGAGCGAATTTACCCCGGCATTGGTAAATAGGTTGGATACTTTCACCTCAGCCATTGAAGATCTGGGAATAGTTGATATAGCTACTGCAGAACAACTGGGAATTTTAAGCCAAGACATTTCAGATAATACAGATCTAATAAATAATAATGCTATGGCCGTTGCTGGCATTAATACAGAATTATTGTTGCAATCTGAAACTGCAGATAAAAATCAAAGCGGTTTAGCCACGCATGGCGACGAAATCCTTTTGGATTTTACTTGGTTGGATAGATTACCATTGATTGATCTGGCCCATTCGCATGGGCTGACTATGCAAACTGTAGGTGCTGATGCTGGTGAAATCACATATATTACTATACCAACTCAAGAGATTGTTTATGGGCATTCCGGGCTTCTCCCGGGTGCTGCACCAGACACATATAAATTTATTGTTAGTGCTGCTTTGCTTGAATATGTAAGCCCAGAAATTATAGCAGTTAACTGGACATCAGATTTAATTACGGCACCTGCCGTAACTATAACGCCAACATCCTCGGTGATTTACACCACAAGTGACTGCATGGGATTCCGTATTAAAGGGTCCATGACTCTTCAAAACACCGGTGCTGTTGCTGTTTCCGGCAGCATGCATGTGCAAATATCAGTCGACGGGGCACCCTGGACAGACATCGCTTCTTTTTACCAACGGTTTGATTCTTCGGAAGTATTATTGGTGGAAAAACATTTTGATATATTATTGGCTTATGACCAATCTGACCACAGTTATCAATTCAGGGGTGAGCTCCTTTCTGATATTGAATTGACAGGTGGTGTGGTTATAGATACTGTTATTGAGTCTGGATCCGGATCAATATTATCAAATGACCTACAAATTAAATGGGCGGCTAAAGGATAATTATGAATGAAGTTATTGAAGATAGGGGTGTAGATCTTTCTACAGTAGAACAGGAACCCATGACAGATTGGGCCAATGAACCTAGCATTAAAGATCTAAAAGAAAATATCGATGATGCAGAGGTTGATCAAGATACCCATAAAAATAACGTGCTTCGATGGTTAGAGAATCGAGCTGCTGTGCGAAATAAGACAGAGGGTCAATCAAATGTTGCCCCAAAACTCATTCGTAAGCAGGCCGAATGGCGCTATTCATCTTTGGCTGACCCTTTCCTTAGCACTCCCGATATATTCAATGTTTACCCCACCACCTCTGGTGATATTAAACGAGCGAGACAAAATCAACTGGTACTCAATAAGCAATTTAATACCCAGTTGAATAAAGTTAAGTTCATTGATGATTATGTCCGAGAAGCTGTCGATATTGGTACTGTAATTGTTAAACTTGGTTGGGCAACTGAAGAAGAAGAAGTCACAACTAATGTACCAGAATATCAATATATGCCTGATGACTCGGGTATGCTTGCTGAACATTATATGCAGCTGATGAAGTTGCGCCTCGAAGATCCGGAAGCTTATGCTGATCACGGGACTCCCGGAATAGATCATGCACTTGATATATATCAGCAAACTGGCGTAGCCATGTTTGCTAAAGAGGTGGGCGAGGTTTCTGTAACTAAAATTGTAGAAACCAAGAATCAGCCAGTCCTTGAAATCCCTCCCAGTGAAAATATAATTATTGACCCATCATGTGGTGGGGATATGTCCAAAGCAATATTTATTGGAGAAAAATTCAAGTCTTCGTTGGCTGAATTAAAACGGGATAAAAAATATTCAAATCTTGAATTGATAAATATTAACACTACAGAGGATCCGGCTGTTGTCCCAAATATGACCGACTCTGCAGATATTCAATCTTTTAAATTTAAAGATTCTGCTCGTAAACAATTTGTTGTTTATACTTACTGGGGTGAATGGGATATAAATGGCGATGATACCACCCAGCAAATTGTATGCTCTTGGGTTGGCGATGTATGTATTCGAAAAGAGCTAAATCCTTTCCCTGATCGCCGGCCTCCATTTGTAGAAGCTATTTACATGCCGGTAAGGGAATCTGTTTTTGGCGAACCAGATGGTGAATTACTTAAAGACAACCAGGATATCATCGGAGCGGTTACTCGTGGGGCCATTGATCTATTGGCTAAATCTGCAAATAGTCAAACCGGTATGCGAAAAGATATGCTGGATGTGACAAATAAGCGTTTATTTAAAAAGGGGTCTGATTACGAATTCAATGCTGTTGCAGATCCTGCTAATGGAGTCTATCAACATAAATTTCCGGAGATCCCCAATTCAGTATTTAATATGCTCAGTTTGCAAAATAATGAAGCTGAGAGTTTAACCGGTGTTAAAGATTATAATTCTGGAATTGATTCTGCTTCTCTGGGAGCTGTTGCATCCAATGCTGGTCGAGCTCTTGATGCAGCCGCAAAACGTGAATTAGGTATTTTACGGAGACTATCGCAAGGCATCTTAGATGTGGGTCGTAAGATTATTGCAATGAATGCTGAATTCTTATCTGAGAAAGAAGTAGTTCAAATAACTGATACAGAATTTATTGAAGTTCGTCGTGATGACATGGCCGGAAAATTTGATTTAAGATTGGTTATATCCACTGCTGAAGAGGATGCAAAAAAAGCGGAAGAGTTGGCGTTCATGCTACAGACTGCTGGGCCAAATATGGATCTGGAATTTTCTAAATTAATCTGGGCTGACATTGCCCGACTTAGAAAAATGCCTGGCCTGGCAGAAAGAATCGAAAAATACAAACCAGAGCCAAATCCAATTGAGCAAGCCAGAGCAGAAAAAGAACTCCAGTTACTTGATGCCCAAATTACCAAAGAAATTGCCTTGGCAGCTAAGCATAATGCCGATGCTGCTGCCGCTAGTGGTCGAGGATCCAAAGATGCAGCACAAGCTGACCTTAATCAGGCAAAAGCTGCAGAGGCTGGTGGTAAAGCTCGCAAACATAATTCTGAAGCTGATCTTGATGATCAAGATTATTTACAAAAAGAAGATGGTACCGAGCATCGTAGAGATATGGAAGCTCAGGATCGGAAAGATGGCAATCAAATAATTCAGGAAGCTATAAAAAATAAACAAGAAAACGCAAAATAGGTTTGCGTTAAAATAGCTCTCATCCGACATTCGGGATGTGAGGACACAAAGGAGTAGCATATGAGTATCAAAGAAGATCTCGAAAATATTGAACTGAGCATCGATCAAGCTAAAAGAGACATCGAACGCAAAAATGCTTTAAACCGGTTGCAGGATAATCCGGATTTTAGAGAATTAATTGCTAAGGGCTTTTTAGAGTCTCATGCTGTGCGTCAGGTTTTATTGAAAGCTCACCCGGGTATGCAAGGAGAAGCGCAGCAAAATCTCCTGGATCAACAAATTGTATCCATCGGTGGGTTTAAACAATACCTGATTAGCATTTATTCTGCAGGTGAAACTGCCGAAGAAACATTGACTGCTGATGAAACTACCAGAGAGGAATTGTTAAAGGAGGATCTACGCAATGAGTGAAAATACCCCTCCTAATGCCCTCTCCATATCAGATGAAGATTTCCTGGATATGGATCCTTCTGAATTTGAGGATGACGATGATAACAATGATTCCAATGATGATAATGATGCCGGTAGTGATTCTGGTGACTCTGATTCTGGCGATGATGATAGTGGAGACGCAGATGCCGATGATGCCGCAAACGACGAGTCTTCTGACGAAGATGATGATAGTGATGAGGATAACAACGATCCATCTTCTGATAGTTCTGCTGATGATTCTGATAAAGATAAAGAAGATGACCAGGATGATAAAGATGCAGATGATAAAGATTCATCGAATGTTGGCCCTACAGGTGAAATAACTGATTCCCAGTATGCCGACATTGGCAAACAGGTTATGAGTGAATTTAAAGCCAATGGGCGTACAATGAAAATGAAGTCTGTTGATGACATTATTACCCT